CTTTAGCAATAGTAACAACAGGAGATGCTGCTTTAGAAACTGTAGAAACTGCTTTAGAACCAAAGTTTTTTGCTACATCTAGTGCGTTTCCGCCAATACTTTTAACCATAGTAACAACAGGAGATGCTGCTTTAGAAACTGTAGAAACTGCTTTAGAACCAAAGTTTTTTGCTGCATATAGTGCTTTTCCACCAACATTCTGAATTTGTTTTCTTAGTTTTCTTCCTATATTGAATGCACCTGATTCTCTCGTGGATGGTTCTGATGTATCACTTGTTTCTGATGTGTCGCTTGTGTCTCCTTTAAATTTCTTTTCTAACAGGGTTTTTATTCCCGTTATTTCTCGGTGAATTTCTCCCAAAGTTTTTATTTGTTTGCCTTCTGCCGCTGTCCCCGTCTCTCCTGTCTCTTTTTCTCCTTCTCGGTCTTCTTTTGCCATAGACAACATACTAGGAATGGATGAAGCAGGAGTACCACCGACTTCTGCTATGTTTTTTTCTTCCAAAGATCTAGTCGAGTCTTCTTTTGGAATGGATGCAGCAGGAGTACTACTTATTCCCGCACTCTTCTTTCCTCCGCGAGCAATTTGTTCCTGCAATCCACCAGAGTACTTTTCAAGCATTTCTTTCTGCTCGCGGCGTTCGCGGAGGAATTCGCTTAGTAATCCACCTATACCTGGAATTTTACTTACAATCTTTTCAGGCAGAGTTTTCCTGAAGTCTTGTGCCTTTTCTTTTAAGAAAGCAGCAAAGGTTGTCCTCTTTTTTAGTTGTTGCTCTACAGGAGCAATTATTTCATCTAGTTTTTTTGCTATCCCTGACTGTTCACCCTGAGTCTTTTTGGCAAGATTTTGTATAAACTTTAATTTTGCGTATATGGCCTTTGCTTCTTCTCTTGATGAACTCATTGAGGCTTCTGATAAAGAAACAGATTCTTCCATTAATTTGAAAGCAGCAGCACCAGCAGGGTCTTCTCGATTGAATTTTTTAGAGTTTTCTGCTATGAATTCTTCCACAACAGAGCGAACCCCACGCTGATCACCTATTCCAATTACATATTTTTCAAGTTCTGATGTTTCAAAACCCATATCTTGGCGTTGCTTGATAAGTGCTTCAAGCAAACCTATTTGGGTTGTAATTTTTTCTTCTGTAACTTCAGAAGTCTCAGTTGGTGTATCCGTTGAAGTAGGAGTTACATCAGGTACAACAACTGGTGTTGATTGTTGGGAAACCCCTTTAGCAGGCTTTTTGTTATTGCCTTTAAATTTGCTTTTCTTTTTTTTGTCTCTGCTTTTGTATGATTTTCGTTTAGCCATGATTCATGCTACTCCCTTAAAGTCATGATGTATAAGTCATAGCATTTTTTTGTTTCTTTCTCGCTCTTTTTCCTTTTTCAAATGATTAATAAGCAAATTTATGTATATGTCCCTTTCCCAAGGAATCATGTTTTCTAATTCCTCTAAAGAGTATTTGTGATGTTGTAGCAGATTAAAGGCAATTTGATAGTATGACCCCAAGTCACTATGACTCAGGGCTATTGAAAAAAATCAGATACACTCTTTATCTGTACTAGAACCGATTCGCCGCAGTTTGGGCAAGGGTATCGAAACTCGTACTTTAGTTCTGGTATTGTTTGGAGAAAATCCATGATACTTTTGAATTGTTCTGGTAAAAGGTTGTCTATAAACGATGACAGTTCCTGTGGATCAATGTCTCGTTGTTCGTAAACTTGACCATCAATAATTACAGATTCTATACATTTTTTTGCTAATTCGAAAGCAATTTCTACCTCGTTTTTTTCGTAGTCGATATCGTGAATAGAAGGATATTTCATTACAATTGAAAGGGTATCCGTAATTTTAATATTTGAATCTACTGGTTCTTTATCTTGTGGTGCGATGGTAATCTGATCAAGTTTAATTTTTACTGAGGTTGCGTGTCCACACTTGGAGCAAACAACTTGTGGTTTTGCTTCCTCTCCAACAGATTTTGATCGAATCTGTAAGAACGCATATTCTGCATCCGCAGCACATAGTCGCTTAGTGTCTATAGTGTCGTTTGTACACGACAAAATAACATTACTCATAGCGTTATTGATTTCGTTTACGTTTTTAGATTGCAGGGCAATCAGAAGCACTTTTTCTTCCTTTACCAAGAAAGGACGAAACTTTACTTGCATTTTTGAAACAGGCAAAGTCATGCTGTACTGTGGAAGTGTTGTATTAGACAACTTCAGTTTGTTCATAGTATTCCTTTGTGATAAAGAGTGTACCAATCACTATTTATTGTATATCATCTATTTATACTGATCTTATAGTGTTGTCAACAGCATTTAAACTTGAATTATTTTTTCTAAAACTATTAGGGTTGAATTGTATCGTATCGACACCTAAATCTGATGGAATTCCGTAGGTTTCGTTTGCTGCTTGATACTGTATTGATGTGTATTTTCTAAATGATAGTGTAATATCCTGCCGCATTATCTCGTTATCTTTTTCGTAACCTAATTGAATATCACCAATTGATTTGGGATACACTTCTTCTACTTGTATATCATGAAGTAAAACATCGTCTTTTCCAAGCACAGATATTACCATGTCTGTAGTGTAGTCATTGTAATAAGAAAATTTGTAGTTTTCTGGATCACATACAAGTTGCATCCACTTTTCAAAGAACAGTCGTTCTTGCATATTTCTTGAGAGGATATATGTGAGGGTGATTTCTCCTGCATATATGGGTTCGTATGGAATATTGCGTGCTGGACCGTAGTATCTGAACGGTTGTGTGGAGAAGGATCGTCCAGGAATTGTTACTGCTTCGCAACGAATTGATAGCTGTCGGGTCTCTGCGGAATTGTTTGTGAAAAATACTCGTGGAGTATTGATTGCAACAGAGTACCGATTGTTAAATGCTATTCCTTGCGAGAGAATATTGTAAAACATTTCGTTAATGTTTGATGGTAGATACGGCATTTATTTTCCCTTTATGAAGTTTCTGGTGATTGCTTTTCTTGATTTTCTGAACACTGTTGTTGGTTTAGCATTTTTAAAATTCATGGTGTTTGACTTCATCATGTCTTCCCATAAATCAAACGGAACCATAATGGGTCTTTTTGTTATGCCTTTCCATAGATATTTTCTGTAACACGGCTTGAAAAATCTGAAATTAGACCTGGCATTCAAGTGGTCGTAGCTAACCAGTAGTCTAGTTTTCCAGTCTTCACTTACACGGATTTGCGGTAAGTATTTTATAAGATTTTGGAACAAGAACTCTCTATACTCTAAATCTAAAAAGTGGATATTAATCCCAGCAAATCCCTCTTTATAAGACTTTGTAACTAATACCAATGGAAAGGTGTCATAATACGTATTACTAGAAAGAAAATATTCGTTAGTTGGTTGATATTTAAAAATTACAAATACACCAGGTATAAGTCTGTTTGGCATCATTAGTCTATTCGTTTTGTTCATTAGTTGTAGAAATTTAATGTACGTTTGATTTGTAGAACCAATAACCGAAGTAGTTTCGTCTATTATTTTTTGTAGTTCTAGTTTTGAATCTATGGAAATCATGACTTTTTGAATATATCGTCTTCGGTCAGAATCTTAAATTTCCATCCTTTGGTATCAGACACCCGTTTTGCTGCTTCCCACTTGGCATTATTGGTTATCCACGTTTTTACTTCGGTGATATATCCTTTGGTGACCCTCTTTTTCTTTTTGGGTTCTTGGCATTGCTTTTTGGGTTTGATTTCTACCAACCAAGTGTTGATGCCTTTCTTAGTTTTTACCTCGATCAAAAAGTCTACAAAGTATTTGTGGATTTTTTTGTCTAGTGGGTTAATGTACGGAATTACTACTTCTTCTGATGCCCAACGTGTCACGCTAGAACTGCTGTCGCAAAACTTCATAAACTTTCTTTCCCACATACTCCTGTAAACAATTTTTGTTGGATCTCCCATGTACTTACTTGTATTTTGTGGTTGAAAAATGCCTTTGTACGCCATACATAAATATGTAGACTCCGCCCATTCAAATAAGGAATTTCTGAATGCCTACAGATAACAATCCCTTCTTTTTGAAAAGACCAGAACAAGCCAGACAAGGACAAGTCATAACATCTGATGGTAAACAGTTCACTGCAACCAACAGAAAGTCAATTAGTGCAGGAAGAGCATTGCGAGCAGAGTCCATGGCTGACCCAATTATGAGTGCCTTGGAAAGCACTCCTGATATGGTGCGTGGTGACCGCAAGCGACCTTCTATTCTTAAATTTCCTATAGAAATCGGATCAGGTGAAGTACCCCATGTTATGCAGTTTCAGATATTTTGGAGACAGGAAAACAAGGATTTGACAGACGCTAAGGGGGAGTTAAGCAAAGCAAAACAGGAAAACGAGAGAAAACTCCAAACCATGAATACCATATCAAGTCTTATAGACAAAGGAAACTTTACATACGAAAATGTGGCAAAGTCTCCTCTTTCTGATACGGGAATTGCAGAAATTCGTAGTATGGTAAAGGATAATTCACTTCTAAAGGTTGTAGACCCATCTGTAAACGATAACCTTGCAAATTTACTAAATCTGAATCCTGGAGAGGCAAAATTTATACTGGAGCAAACTATTAAGTCTCAACAGAAAAAAGTTGACTCTATTGCATTTGAAATAGAAAATGGAGCAGGTGCTATGGGGTTTGATGACAACGACAAACTACTTCTAGAAAATCGTTTTCAGGGAGCAGTAAATCGTACAACTGCTACGGGAGGAGGAGTACTTGGTGGATTGTTTGGACTTGGAATTGGTGCTTTAATGGGTGGTCCTATAGGAGCTGTTGCGGGTGGCATTATCGGTGCTGCCGGTGGTGTTGGTGTGCAACAAGGCGCAAAAAAATTGCAAGCTGGAACAAAGTACGATCAGATGGTTTCCATCTACCTTCCGTTTTGTACAAAGATAAACAATGAAGACTCTTTTTCATACGAAGACTCTGAAATGAAAGCAGCAGGCGCAATTGCTGATGCTATAGGTTCGGATCCATTGAATACAGCAGCGCAAGTTGGTCTTGCAGCTGTTGACATTGCAGCTGATAGTATAGGACAGGGTGCTGTTGCAAAATCTTTGACAGGAACCGTGCTTAATCCTCGTTTGGCAAAATTGTTTAAACAAAAAGAATTTAGAACCTTTTCTTTTATGTGGGAATTTTATCCTCGTAGCAGAGAAGAAGTAGAAATGATTCGTGATATTATTGAAACATTTCGCTACCATGCTCATCCGGCAAAATTTGGAGAAGCGGATGGAGCTCAAATCCAATTGCGTGTACCAGCAGAGTTCCGTGTTCGCTTTTTGTCCACTAATCCAGATAAAAACAATCAGGCAGGATTTGTTGAAAATGAGTATTTGCCTAGAATTGGATACTGTGCTTTAAGCAGTATAGCAGTAGACTACTCACCCAATGGTACATATTCGTCTCTTTTAGACAATTCACCAACAGCAATAACTCTGTCTCTACAGTTTAGTGAGATGGATGTGCTTACACGAGACAAGGTTGAAGAAGGATTCTGATGTCTTATTTTACCAAATTTCCACTTGTTAATTATCCTCTTGGGGTTGGTTCGGATCTGAAGTTTGTTTATGTACGCAATTTACTAAGAAGAATTGGTCTTTCTAGTGACCTAAAATCTTCTGCTGGCGCATTTTTGGAATACGATATTAAAGACGGAGAAAAACCAGAACAAATTGCAGATCGGGTTTACGGCGACCCTTCTTATGCTTGGGTAATTTTGTTAACTAACGATATTATAGATCCGTATTATGACTGGTATCGCTCTGAACAGTCTGTTCAAGACTACATCCAAAAAAAGTACGGTGGATACTTTGCGTATGTTGCAACAGGTGATAATTTTTTCTATAAATCATCAGTAGATACAGGTGCTACTTTATCACAGGGTTCTGTTTCTGTTAGAGTACTGGAATATCATCCCACATTTTCTCGTTTATTTGTAGACAAACCTGTTGTGGTTGGCCCTGCTACAATCACAGAAACAGGAGGGGTTCAGCATACCGTTAATGTTAAAAGAGTTGATGAGGGATATTTATCTGTTCATCATTTCGAAATACCTAGACCTGTGGGTAGTTGTGGAGCAAGTGAGTTTGTTACAGTTGATCCCTTAACCCAACAGAGCAATAGTTATTCTGTTCTAGGAGGGTTTATAGGATCGGCATCTGATGTATATCCACTCCCTGATGAGGGGAAAGGATACGTCCCTGATTCTGGAACTGTTGATTTTTGGGAAACGTTTATTGGTGGTTACATGGGAATTTCTGGCAGTCCAGTTAATCAATACGCTGTTTCAAACACAAAATACGAAATAACGTTAAACGATTCCAAAAGAACAATAAAGGTATTACATCCACGATATTTGTCGCAGGCAATCAAGGAATTGGAAGGCTTATTAAGAATTTGATATGAACGAGCACGGATCACAAATCTTAAAAGCGGGAGACTACAAGATTGAAAGTCTTACCCTACACTCACTTGTTACAGGCGACAGTATTAACTTGTCTGCTCTGTATCAGTACATAGAGATATACGAGGACATATTTTCTCCGTATCTCACAGCAAAAATTCACATTGAAGACTCACTAAATCTTCCCGAAAGAATGCCCATTATTGGGCAAGAGAAAGTTGAGTTAGTTTTTAAGACCGAAATAACCCAAATGGAAAAAATCGAATTGGTTTTTCGGGTGTATAAACTTGATTCCCACGAGATTATGGACAATGGAAAAAGTCAAAAATATGTTCTTCACCTTATAACTGAGGGTGGTTATTTTAATTTCTCTGAGTATTGTGGTTATTCTTTGCGTGGTCAAACATCAAAAATGGTTAATTCTATTTTCACCAAACACTTTCCTGATAGTGTGTGGAAAAACAAGTTAGAAATAGAAGACACTAACGACAACTACTCGTTTGTGATATCAAAATCATATACACCATTTAAGGCAATTTCTTGGCTTGCATCGAAAGCGCACACATCTACAGCAAACGATTACAGTCCGTTTTTGTTCTATGAAACAATAGACGGTCATCGCTTTAAAAGTGTGTCAAAAATTATTGAAGACGGGTCTGCTAACATTATTCCGTACCTATACACACCTGCAAATGTTGCAGTTCCTGATGGAAAGATTGAGAGTGTATCTTTTTCTACAATTTTACCAGCACGGTATCATCGAATACAAAAATTAGAAGAGATGTCTCGTTTTGATACAGTGTCTAATATTATGTACGGAACAATATCTTCTTTCATGGAAGTACATGACTTGATTCGCAAAGAAACAAGAAAGCACACATTTTATGAGTCTGATGTTTTTGATTCTACTAAAAAACTTGGAAGTTTAAATCATTTCAGAAAAACCGATTCTGAAGTAGACAAGGTGTTGTCTAAAGGTTCTGTTTATTTTTATATGCCGTCTACAGGACACACCGTACACACAAAAAGTAATCCAATAGTAGATAATTTTCAATCAGAATCCTTGTTTCAAAAAAATAAATACCATAAAAATAATTTGCTTACACAAAAATTAATGATTCAAGTTATGGGCGATACTCGTCGTAGGGTTGGTGATATTGTTGACATCATAATACCAAAAATTCAGTCTGATTCGCATCTGTTTGACGATCCCAATGATAAAAATATTGGTGGTAAATATATGATTACTAGCATTAAACACAATCTTGCCACCGCGTATGTGTGTAAGTACGAATTATCTAAAACTCATATGGAGGTGTGATGAAAGGTTATTTGGGAAAAGAAGGATTTGTTTGGTGGCACGGAGTTGTTGAAGACGTTAATGATCCTCTGTACATTGGGCGGTGCAGAGTGCGAGTTTTTGGATTTCATGTAGAAGATTTGTCTGAACTGCCTACGAGTCATTTACCGTGGGCGTATCCCATGCAACCAATTACTAGTGCTGCAATTTCAGGAATCGGAACTTCTCCCACTGGACTCCTTGTTGGTTCTCATGTGTTTGGATTTTTTAGAGACGGAGAAGAGGCTCAAGACCCTGTAATAATTGGTTCATTTGGTGGTATACCTTTACGAGAAGCAGATACAAACACTGGATTTTCAGACTCTACAGGACGGTATCCTGCAAAACCATCAGATGTTCAAGCGCGGAAGTTTCCTATTGGTGTCTCTGTAATTGGTGAACAGGACACCAATCGTCTTGCGAGAAATGAAGAC